GCACAACATCACCAATGCGACGTACAGCATTTGGGATGCCACCCGTATGGTCGCGGGCACGGACACGCCGGATGCCACGCAGCCGACTGAATCGGACATCTGGGACTTGATCCAGAAGATCGCCGGTCGTTCTGGCAAGGATGCCAATGTGAAGCCCAAGGACTTCCTCCTCATGACCACCCCCGGTCTGGCGAAGAAGCTCATGGAGTCGATGGTCGCCCAGCGTCGCTTCACGGCTGGCGAGTTCGGCACCACGATCAAGGGTGGCTACAAGGCCATTGAAATCTGTGGTATCCCGTGCGTGACGGACTACTACGTCCCGGCTGGTACGATCTACCTCCTGCACATCCCGTCCCTGTCGTGGGTGGATGCGAAGGATTGGGGCTTCGTGGAGTTCGAGGGCGCGGGTCCGTGGCGTTGGTTGTCGGGCCGCGATGCGTTCGAAACGACGTATGGCTGGTACGGCAACCTCGCGTGTCTGGCGCGTAATGCGCACGGCTCGATCACGGGGTACACGGACACGGCTCGTTACAGCCACATCTAAAGTCGCGGTGGGGGGTGGTAGCACTTCGGCTGCTGCCCCCCATTGGGATCAACTTGGAGACTTCAGATGGCGTATAACTTTTTTGCTCCAAAGCCGGGGCGTCTTGGGACGCTGCCTGTCCCGCTGACCAGTGGCCGCTTGAACACGGGCACACTGGCGGCTGGCACGGACAATCACAACATTGGCGGGTTCCCTGCCAAGGCGTATGTCAATCGGGCGACCTTCTGTGCGGGGACGTTCCCGACCGCCGCCACGTCGTGTGTCGTCACGCTGTTCAAGATGACGGGCGCAACGGCGGTGGCTCTTACGTCTGGCCTGAACGTCAACACGCAGACGGCGGACACGCCGTTGCAGTTTGTGTTTCTGACTACGACCACGGACGCCCAGCGGACGCTGACCACGGCGGACAGCCTTCGCGTGGCGATGGTGACCGTGGGTGCTGTCTCAGTGCAGCCCGACGATGCGACGGTGGTCGTCGAACTGCTGGTGCAGGAGTAACATGACCGCGCCCGTGATTCTGGTGAATCCTGCGGGCATCCCCGAGCCGTCGCCTGAGATTCAGCGGCGGCTTCGGGAGGTGCATAGCGGACTCAAGTTGCGGCTGATGGACACAGGCGTTCCCACATGGTCTGTGTGCATGGAGTGGCAACCTGAGGACCGCCGATGGGAGTGGGTGCAGCGCGAGAGCTACGACGCACGAATGGCCTATGACATCATTGGCTATCTGCCGCTGGGATGTAGCCCCGACGAAGCCCCGTCATATTTAAGCAAAATGGTCCGCACCTTCCCGCGAGAAGACATCCAGCGGTTGTCCGACTCCGTGGAGAACTACAACACGGGGATGATGTCTGCGGCGATGGACAGTGCCATTGGAGAAGTGCTGGATAGTGCCGATCCGTCTACTCTCCGCCGTGGTCGTGGACGCCCTCGTAAAGTCAGCTAAGGAGAGAAGGGATGGCACAGATGACCCGCGCACAGCTTGTCGAGATGACCCGCGAATACATGGATGCGGTTGGCTCGACACGGTGGTCAGACGAGACGATTAAGATGGCGTTGAACGGCGTGTACGATGAGGAGTGGTCGAACATCCTCAACGCTGCGCCGTACTACACGTTTCAGCAACTGACGTTGAGCAGTGATGCGAACGGGCAAATCCCCTTCTCCTCGCTTTCAACGGGTTCAGGCAACTCGCAGAAGAACTTCTACCGCATTTTGTCGCTGTCAGACGGGAACGTCCTGTACGGGCAGACCGAGTACCAGAACGTGCCGTTGGCAACGACCAGCGGGTATTTGCCAAGCTACCCCAAGCTGTACTACTTGATTGGGGAACTGGTGCAAATCCTGCCACTGGGCGCGTCCTCTCCGTTCTATGTCGCGGTCAACTATAAGCCCACGGCGTTGATCGACTTGGCAACGGATGCGACGATTGTGCCCTTCCCTGCCAACAGCGAACAGCTTTTGGCCATCAATGCGGCGTACAAGCTGTTGATGAAGGGCGGCGCAGAATTGACCGCAGCGGCAAGTTTCCGGTCGTTGGCGAACGAAGAGCGGCAAACCCTCCTCGACGACCTCCGCCGTCGCACGATCAACCCGACCCGCATGGCCTATCCAGACGTGAAGTATGACTGGAGTGGCGGCTAATGGCCGCTGGGGAGCGGGTTTCCGATCAGCAGCCGTCGATGGACGGTGGCCTGAACAATGTCTCCGACGACATTCTTCTGGCCCCGAACCAGTTGCGGAGAGCGGCCAACGCCCGTCTAACGGACTACGGGGCCGTCACCAAGCGGGGCGGAACGCAGCGCGTGTCTGCGGCGTTGACGGGTACGTCGATCCTGAACGGCTACACATGGCGGAAGGACGGTGGCACACAGGAACTCATGGCCGTGTCAAACGGGCTGCTGTTCACCACCACCTATGGGGTGTTCCCGCTGACATGGACCACGCAAACAGGGGCGTTGTCTACCACCGTGGCCCCGTCCTTTGCCCAGTTCCGTGATCCCAGCAACGATGTGGTCTATGTGGCCGACGGTGGCCTGCTAAACAAGTGGGATGGCACCACATTCACCACCAACATCGCCAACACGGCATCCGTCAGCACGATTGTCGTCCACAATCAGCGACTTTGGGGCGCGGGCAGTACGGCGTTCCCTGACTCCATCTTCTACTCAGCACTGAACGATGGGATGTCGCTGGGCAACGGAGCCAATGCAGGCGGGCAGATTGTCGTTCGGACCTTTGCCGACGAAACCATCCTTGGCCTTGCGTCGATTAACACGTCGTTGATGATCTTTCACCGTCGCGGTATCTCCCGCTTGACGGGGTATGGACAGGACGACATCACGGTTTCTCCGCAGGGGGTCACGTCCGATGTGGGCACAATTGCGAAGCATAGCATTGTTTCTATTGGCAATCTGGGGTACTTCGTCTCCGAGCGTGGCCTCTATATGGTCAACGAAGCAGAAGTGGCGAGCGTCGGAACGGTGGACAAGCCAGACCCGATCCTAGCGCCGATTCGGGCGATGAGCAGTACACAGTTTGATGCCATCCGGTCCACCTTCAACCGCTCGACCCGCGAACTCTGGATCAGCTTGCCGGGGTTTGGCGTGTATGTCTACCACACCGTGCTGCGGTCATGGTCAGGGCCGTGGGATACCGGCTACCTCTCGCCCGCGACCACCACCCTCTTTGAGACGCTCAACACGGCGGGCCTTCCCGTCTGTTTGCGGGGGGATGCCAGCGGGTTTATCAGTCTCTGTGATGCGCCAGACGTGTATCTTGATAACGTGGCCGCAAACGGGACAGGCGGGACGCGGTACAGCCTGAGTGTGCAGTTGCATCGGCTGTATTCGGGCGACGACGCGCAAGCCAAGTCGCTCCGCTTTGGCTACCTCACCGCGCAATTGGGCGGGAGCGATTCGTGTGCGGTGGGGTGGAGTACGGACGCTAATACCGGATCATACACATTGCCGTTGTCCTCGGCAGGCTTGTGGGGCACGGGAACGTATGGGCAGGTCAATGGCGTGTGGGGTGGCCCAAGCAGCAAGAACTACCGTATCCAGTTAGGTGGCACAGGCTATTACACGGACATCACGATCACCGACTCTGGGGAAGCCATCCCAGTGTTCAGCCGATTTCAACTTGAAGGATTTGCGCTCGGGAGGCGTTAATGGCAACCACAGTCGGACAACACGGCGTCGCAACGTTTACCACGCCATCAAACGGCGATGCGTTGGATGCCAACGTGGTCAAAGGCAACGATAACACGACCCGTGATGCGTATGTCGCACATGACAGCGATCCGGGTATTCACATCCAGTCCTCCCTGCTTGCTGCCCGTCCCGCCGCAGGAACGGTTGGGCGGAAATGGATGACGACGGACACGGCCAACGTCAAGTTGTTTTATGACAACGGCTCGGCGTGGGAGAATTTGGACTATCTCCCTACGGCAGGCAACGTGGCAATTACGGGCAACTTGACGGTGGCAGGGACGACGGCGTTGACGGGCACGGTTGGGCTGCCCAGCGGCACGATCCTGACCAGCCCGTCGCTGCTAGGCACGATGACAGGTGGCACCCTTACGCCGTCCACCCTCACCGTCCCAAGTGGCACGACCATCCCCACGCACACCGAAACGGGCACCATTACGGCGACTGGCTCTACTCGGAATGATGGCACGTTAACTGGCGCAACGCTGAACAACACGACGTTTACGGGGACGGTGACCGGAATTAACACCAATCCAACTGTTTCGTCTGCGCGTCTTAACGCCAATGTAAATCTGTCATACAGTAGCTACACTAGCTTGGTGTCAGTGACAGTTGCCGCTGGATCGTATTTGGTTGTTGGGCAAGTTGTTGGGCTTGGGTACAGCAGCGCTAGAACCGCAAGCGCTGGAATATCTGCAAAAGTTCAAAACGATGTAAACTCTGACGCAGCGTTTGCTACGCAAGCGTACTTGGACGCTACTGCTGGCACGGCAACTCCAACAGTTATGCTTGTTACTACCGTTGCATCAACGGCTACATTTACGCTTTACGGCAGTGGGTCTGGAGATAGTGGAACTCCTTTTGCAGTTGGCGGCGGTGCCAATAACACATGGACTGGTCTGTACGTTATGAAGATTGCCTAACTTTACCTTAAAAAAGAGAAACACATGGCAACGTTTACCAAGTTCAACCCCTTCGTCGAAGCCGTCGCTGAAAAGGTTCACAACCTTGGCTCTGACGCACTGAAGGTTATGCTGACCAACACGGCCCCCGTCGCCGCCAACGCCGTCAAAGCGGACTTGACGGAGATCACGGCAGGCAACGGCTACACCGCTGGTGGCAATGCCGTCACCATCACTACGTCGTCACAGCCCGCTGGCCTCTACTCCCTGATCGGCAGCGACGTAACGTTTGGCCCGATGACGGGCAGCGTTGGCCCGTTGCGGTATGCGGTGATCTACAACTCGACGCCCGTGGCTGGCAACTTGATCGGCTTCTGGGACTACGGCTCTAGCATCACGTTGGCAAGTGGTGACTCGCTGGTCGTAGACTTCGATCAGGTCAACGGTATTCTCACGCTCCAGTAAGAGGGAAACGCTATGCCGTTGGTCGCAGATCGCGTCAAAGAGAGTACCACGACCACAGGCACGGGGACGCTGACCCTGCTTGGGGCGGCGGCGGGCTTTACCACGTTCGTTGCAGGCGTTGGGTCAGCCGTCACGGTGTACTACACCATCGCGGGGCCAAGCGAGTGGGAAGTCGGCGTTGG